GACCCGCACACCGAGGTCTTTGCCCTAGACGTAGACGATGTATCACTACAGCGTTTGCAGTATGGAGAAGTTGGAAGCCCCTATCCCTATGTTAAGGTGGCCGATGTCACCAAAGCTTTACAACCCAAGGCTCCACGTAGCGACAGCGATCTCTTAGATCTGATAGATAACCAGGGTTACACCTATTGTTTCTTTGCCTCCGAGGGAGAAGTTACGAGGAACAAACACAGATGCGTTGCCATCTATTCCCCTACTGGTCAGCAACTTACAGGAGTTGCAGAAGGATTTGAAACTGTCAGAGAAGCCCTTGGCTACGTCATGGACATGGAGGAGCAAGGGTAGCATGGAAGACCTGGGGGAAGCACTAATCATGGATGGCTTCGACGATTGCATCGCTGGGGTCGTAGAACGAATTGGTCAGCCGCCTATAATCTGCTACGACAGAGACAAGGTTCTGAATAAGTTGATGAGCCAGGACATGGATTACGAAGAGGCTGTAGAGTATTTTGAATACAACCAACAGGGAGCTTGGATGGGAGAAGGAACCCCATGCTTCATCCGTCAGCTAGAACCCGAACCCTTTGACCCCAGTCTTAATTGAAAGTAGAGAAGCCATACAACTCAGGTCAATGGACTAAGGCTCGTTACAGGAGCTTTATTATGTCAGCACTACGTCGTGCTCAATGGCCTGTTAAGTATGAAGCTATCCGCTCTGCCTTTGTTCGTAATGGTGTAAACCCCGCAACAGGGCGCAAGTGTAAGTTGCACAAGTGCTCTGATTGCGGGGAACTATTCCCAGCCAAAGACATGAGAGCAGATCACATTGACCCCATCGTCCCTGTCACCGGGTTTGACAACTGGGACGCACTCATAGGCAGATTGTTCTGTGAGATAGGTGGGTTCCAGGCTATCTGTGTGGAGTGTCACGCCGTTAAGACCAAGGCCGAGAATGCAGAGCGAAAGAAAAACAAAGAAAAAGCTTGATTACTTATTCACAATCCTTCAACATCAACCCATCATTAACCAATAACATTATGTCAAGAACAAAACCAAGATCAACGGGGTCATCAAACCCTGCCACCAAGTTCCTTCAATGGAACACACAAGCTTCCGCATGGGAGTTTTACGATAAGGAAGCCCAAGAGTCTAAAACACTACCACAGGACACAGGTTTCATTATCCTCGATCAACTCATTACCGCCAAGGGATGGGACGATAGGAAGAACAGCGCAATCTGGGCTAACGAAGTGTATACCGTAGGAGACAAACTTACTCTCCGCAACAAGGATGGCATCGTTGCTTCCGGCATCTGGTCTGAGGTAAAGACTGTGCATGGTGTTAAGTTCACCAAGTCTGTCTACGCTATGGCCAAGGTTGGCGAGGGCTACGAGCTTGTTAACTTTCAGCTCAAGGGCTGTGCTCTTACCGCATGGATTGACTTTGAGGACAAGGCAGGTGGCTCCAACAAATTAGAAGGAGACATTGTAGTAGCAGTTACCGATGCAGTCGAAGACCGCAAGGGTGCTGTAACCTTCAACAAGCCAGTCTTCAACATTGTATCTAACACACTGTCCAATGAAGCTGCACTCCAAGCAGACAGGATGGATGGCACACTACAAGAATACTTGTCCTCCTACCTCAAGGTAGAGAAGCCCACAGAGGACAAGGAAGAGGAAGAGAGTGAGCCAGAAGTAGTTTACTCAGAGCCAGCCGTTGTCGCCGACCCCTTCTAGGCATACCTGATAGCCCTTCCCCTTCGGGGGCGGGGCTTTCTTACATAAACGCACAAGATATAATATGTTTCCCAAAGACGCAAAAGAACGAAAGACCTACCCAATAGCAACCTTCACTAAGGACTACTTCCCCCACGCCTTGATTGCTTTAGCCCACCACAGCTACATAGCCCAACAGCAACACGGCGCACCTACCAATGGTAAGCCCATGCAATGGCACAAGGATAAGTCTGTTGGAGACGAGAACCAACTCATGAGACACTTCATGGAGGGTGACCGAGTTAGCACAGCCTGGAGAGCCTTAGAGCTACTTGAACGCGAGGAACTACTCAAACTTGAACTAACCAAATCATAGCCATGCAAGAACTAGACTACATAGACCACTTCCGCATCATCATGAGTCCCCGCAAACGCTTCTTAGACCAGATAGTGAAAGCACTGGAGCCAATGAATGATATAGTTGGAAAAGAAGAAGAGATAGAAGCTATCCTACAGAGTGCTGAAAACATCCTTGAAGAGATCCACGACAAGTATACCCAGGATCAGCACATAGCGATAGCCAAGTTTTATTCTGAAGCTAAACAAACCGTTGGACGCGGCATCCTTTCTGGACTAATTAAAGAGTAATGGAACAACCTCACAACTTAGAAGCAGAAGAGGCTTTGCTGGCCTGTTGCCTGTTGGACAATGTTGCCTACGACAGCATCAGCACCATCGTAAATGCAGACGATTTCTACAGCAACGCCAACAAAATAATTTTCAAGGGCATAGCCAAGCTGTGCTCTTCGGGTGAAGAGTTCTCTGAGCTTGAACTTGATGAGTTGTTAAAGCGTGAGGGGACAGACAGGGAAGCGGGTGGACTGAGCACCATAATGCACTTGCAGAGTCAGGCTAGTAGCTCTACGCAAATAGTAAGCCATGCCAAGATTGTAAAAGAGAAGTCTAAGTTGCGTCAGATTATTCGCACATCACGCATCGCGATTGAAGCAGCTACAGAGAACCAAGACCCGGACGTAATCATTGCCGACATCGAGAGATCTGTTACTGCTACACTAGACAACGGCTCCGCTGATGACCCCTCAATTAGATCAGCGGCTGAGTCCCTACGTGAAGACTTCAAGAAGATGGCAGAGGGAACCTACAGCACCTTNGCCCTACCAACTAGGATCAAACANCTAGACGATAAGCTCAGTGCNGGTGGNATAGCCAACGGNGAGGTAATGGTTGTTGCGGCTCCTACCTCCTGCGGTAAGACCTGCATAGCCTTGAACGTAGCCTTGCAGAATGGNGTGACCCACAACAAGCCTGGTCTATACTTCTCCTTTGAGATGCAGGCTAAGAGCCTAGCAAAGCGCATGATACAGACCTGCTCTGCTGTGAACCTCAACCAGTTCCAAGAGGGTGTGCTATCCCCAGAGAAACAAAGGAGAGTGTGGGATGCTACTGAGAGAGTAGAGAACGCCCCCATCTTTACAGAGCACTACGTTAGAAACATAGACGAACTGCGTTCACGTGCTCGTATGTATAAGCGTAAACATAACATCGAATGGATAGTCATAGACTACCTACAGCTAGTCCCTTGGAACACCAAGCTAAAGAAGCACGACGGAATCGCAGAGGTTAGCCACCAGATCAAGCTAATGGCTATGGAGCTAAACCTACCAGTCATTCTCTTGGCGCAGGTGAACAGAGAGGGGGCCAAGCGTGAGACAGGTATTACTCTATACGACTTGAAGGATTCCGGGGACATCGAGAACGACGCAGACATTATTCTCTTGCTATGGCCTAACGGTTCAGACACAAAGGAAGCTACAGTCCACAATGACCCCGTCCACGGCACACACATTTGCATCAAATACAACATAGCAAAGCAACGTGAAGGTGAGCGAGATCAGTATGGCAAGTTCGTTTTCCAAAACAGCATAGGCAGATTTAGTTAACCCATCCTACTAACTATCATAAATATGACACAAGAACACCTAACTCAGAAGCAAGCCTACGACCTCTACTTAGAAGGTCTTAGTTACCATCAAATCGCTGAAGACTATGATACAACCGCAGAAGCTGTGCGTTCTAAGATTAGGCGATACAAAGCTACTGTCCCTGCCGCCAAGGGCAACGAGCGTGTCCTTGTCATAGCTGATACTCACTGCCCAGCCATGCACCACGGCTACATTGACTTCCTAATCTCTATCTTCCACAAGCACAAGTGCACACGTGTTGTTCACATCGGTGACCTGGTAGACTGGAATGCTATCAGCTTCCACGAGAAAGACCCATCCATGCCCAGCGCAGCAGACGAGTTTGTAGCGGCTTCTAAGCAGGTCAGAGCACTACACAAGGCGTTCCCTGAGGTAGACTACCTTATCGGTAATCACTCCGCTCTACCAGAGCGTAAGGCTCATAGTGTTGGACTACCACCAGAAGTAATACTTAACTTCAAAACATTATGGGGACTTGACGGATGGGAAATACATCCTAGGTTTACTGATCTAGTGATTGACAATGTTATATACAGACACGGAGACAAAGAAAAGGGAGGACAGATGTCAGCCCTGAAGAACGCTCAGGCTCAGTTCAAGTCTCTGGTCATGGGTCACCTCCACGCACAGGCTGGTATCAACTACCACGCCAACCAGGACGGTGTTGTCTTTGGTATGAACGTGGGCTGTGGGGTAGACCATAGTCACCCTGCCATGAACTACGGACGTATATACGCTGCTCGACCTGTGCTAGGCTGCGGTGTTGTCTACTCTCCTAAGCTTGCTTTCTTTGAACCAATGTTTATCTAACTATGATCTACGAACATAAAATACAAATGGACAATATCTATGGTGACACAACTGATGTCACTGTAGAGTTTGAAGCCGACAAGCCTGGAGGCAGAAGCCCAGACATAAAAGGTATATACTACTTTGAGTCTGACGAACCACTAGACAGCGAGGACATTGTATATCTGTTTGAGTGGCTAGAGCGAGACGCTGATCAATGGACACTAATTTCACACAACATAACATAAATGCAGACAACTAATACTCGATCCGTTTACAAGATTAACTCAGAAGAAATTCTATCTAAAGGACTAGAGGCCATGACTAGATCGTGCGAGGCTCTGACCAAACAGAATGAAACTTTAAACAGAGACATAGATAACTTAAAGAATAAAGTTAATATGCTCCAGGATCGCCTCCTGTCTAACGCAGAGGAGCGAGAATAACTTTGTTGGTGTCTCAGCTGCAAAAGAGTAAGTCGTGAGTGCTCCGGATAAGGTCGTATTCAACCTATTATAAGGGGTTGCCGTTAGCCAGCCCTTCCAAACCACGACGCTAACAAACTAAGGTCCTCCAGGTAACTGGGGGGCTTTTTTATTGCCCAAAGACCTTGTTGGCTTCTACGCCTATCATGATCCTGCGAACGTCGGCTCGCTTAATCTTCTTATCGTCGAAGTCTCTTTGAAGCATAGTAGTAAGTGTCTGCGGACTCATCTTCAATCCTAGCTCAATGTAACGCTTTATCTTATCTTCCTTCTTTCTCTCACCTAAAGATACATATATTGGCATATCAGTAACAACACCAGCCATTGCGTCAGCTCGTTGCGTTGCATTAAACCCAGCCTTTTTCATTAGGGATTCTATCTTCTCTTCGCTTAACCCAGAGTCTGGATTCCTAGCACCAAAGTCTTTGGCTTGATTTGCAAAGTCTACAAGAACCTCCATGTTCCTTCGATACACCCCGTTGTTTTTATTGTAAGCATCTTCTACGGAGTCCATCCTCTTGGTGTCTCCTGCGTAATTTGATCGTATGCCGCCGAAGGAATCTTTTATAGGTCTAAGCTTGTATCCAATGCCCTCGTCGACAGTCGTGTTCCTTGATCTATAACCCAGTGTATACCTAAGCGTATTTTCTACGGAAGTTCTTTCGTCTAAAGATTGTAAATCTCTGACCGTTCCAGGCATAAAGTTTTCTGCAAAGTAATACTTAACTAGATCAAGGTTTTGCCTCAATGATCCATCTGGTTCGTTGCTAATATCCTTGCCTGTTCGTAGGTCTGTGTTGGTTGCAGCGGCAACTATGTTCTTTAAATTGATGGTTAGTTCTCCACCAAACTTACCCCAAGCTGCATCAATGACGTTGCCGGCAGAAGACTGAAAGTCATCGCCTCGTAATCCTGCCTCAACAATGGACGTTAGTTCGGCTGAGGGTATTTGATAGCTCATGTTTGCTAAAGAAAGTTTGTTTCCGTTTCTGCGAATATGTAAGCCCTGGTCTTCTTCCCACTCAGCTAAACCCCAATCTCTTAGGAATTTTTCATCATCGTCGTCTACGCCACCAGCCCTATTAAGTTGTGTTACTCCTACAGACCCAAGGGTTAATACGCCTGATAGTGCCGCGACGCGCTTAATTCCCTCTCTTCTCATCGAATCCTTGTTTAGCGTCACTCCATATGAATTTGCCATTTCGTCAGAGAATGAACCATCTATCATTGATTTAGCCATTCGTCCCTGATTGTATAGGGTTCTAGTCTGCTCTAGATTAAACGCGGCGAACTCATTTAGCAGACCGTATCTCGACAGGGTTCTTAGGTTCTTATTAATTCGCCCGTAGTTCTGATATGTAGAGTTTGTTAAGAAGGCGGCCATGTCTTCTACCTGCTTACTGGTAAGTTTATTAAACTCTGCATCAGGAATGTTGTTCTTAAGAAAACCCTTGTAGTTCTCGAATACGGAGATGCGCTGTGCGGTATCAAACACGTTGTATGCTTTTCCGAAAAAATCTGTTACCTTACTGACGGACTTAGGTAAAACTCCATTTTTAAATCCGTCCCTTATGTCACCAGCTACAACGCCCTGGTCGATTAAGTCTAACTCCTTTAGACGATTAATTTCTTTTACAGAATATTTG